AATTACTAGGACAGGCGCTGACACGTTTACGTTGATTGATATCAACACCGGAGACATAACTTCTACTGCGGCTTTGTATGTAAGTGGCGCAAATCGTTGGTTAATGACGTATGAAACCCACGCATCAGACGAGTTCCAAAACGCCCCCCTTATTCCCGGCGAAGGCGTATTAGCAGTAAATGGAATTTATGCTTATATGAGCGGTATTGACGGGGCGCAGGTCTATTATGGCTAAGAGTCCGGCATGGCAGAGGAAAGAAGGCAAGTCCGAGAAGGGCGGCTTGAACGCCAAGGGTCGGGCCTCCGCGAAAGCGCAAGGTATGAACTTGAAACCTCCCCAGCCGGAAGGCGGCTCACGGCGCGACTCCTTTTGTGCAAGGATGAGTGGCATGAAGAAGAAGCTAACCTCTGCCAAGACAGCCAACGATCCAGATTCACGCATCAACAAAGCTCTTAGGGCTTGGAATTGTTAGGAAAATTATGGCTACCAAATACGAAACACCATACGACCGCATGAATCGCGAGAACAGAGAAGCTGCTCGAGTTCGTGAATTAAAAGCTTTAGACAAAGCAGCTATTTCTAAAGTTAAACCGGGCGCACCTTATTATCAACCTGAAGATGATGCACCTGATCGTGCTTTAACACGAGCTAAAGCACAAGCTGCATACATGAAAAAACAGTCTGGTGATGATTACCAGCGTGATGAAGGCGTATTAGCTGACACATCTAGGACGCTTAAAAATCTTATGGCCGGTAAACGCGGCATGGATGCTATGGAATACGGCGATGAAGGTTTAATGTCAGGTGCTAGAAAAGCTGGCCGTGAAGCGGTTATGAGAGAAGCCGCATCAGAGATGCAACGCGAATCTCGCGGCATGGCTAAAGGCGGTAAAGTTGGCTCTGCTTCTAAACGAGCAGACGGTATTGCTCAACGCGGTAAAACAAAAGGTAAGTATCTGTAATGGACTACCATGCTCTTTGGTCGGCAGCTTTATCTGTCATCCTGGGCGTGGCTGGATTTATCCTGCGTGAAAAGTTTGCTGAAATTAAAGAAGTAGCTTTAGAGCTGCGCCGAGTTGAGCGACTACTCAACATAACACGAGAGGAGAACCATCGTGATTTCATTACTAAAGCAGAAGTTCAAAGAATTACTGACCACATTGACCAACGTTTTAACAGGCTGGAAGAAAAAATTGACCAGCTTATTCGCCAAAAAGAGTGATTGATCGTGGCAGGGATTGATACATTCATTAGAGGTGCGGTTGGTTCCTTGGCGAAAGACAAGATAACCAGCCAATTAACTCCCACGCAAATGGAGTTGGCCTCATTTATTTTGAATCCCCAGTACTACATGGCCGAAAAAGGCATCAATAAAATTGCTGACATATTAGGCTACGGTAGTGACTTTAAAAATTTGCAAGCCGATGCAAAAGCAAACAATCAATATTACAAAGAACTAATGCGCGATGCGCTTGGAAATGTGCTGCCGGATTCTATTGGCAACATCATACGTTCTAACCCTAAAATATCTGAAGCAGATTCGCAACCTGCTGGTGAATACATAGCGTGGGACCCTGTAACAGAGTCATGGACACAACAAGGATCGCCCCGCCCAGTATCAACGGGTACTTCCGATGCGTTTGATGACTTTTTGCGTGATTTGAATGCCGGCGATAACCAGACAGTTGGGCCGTTGGAAGAGTATGACCAAAAGCGTCTAGATGCTGAGTACGATTTCCAAACTAGTTTGAGCGATTTCCAGCCAGGTCTTAACAATGATGTAAGTGATTTAGGCGAGGTTACCGTTGTTGACCAAAAGCCTGCCGACAGTGGTGGTGATTTGTCCTACACAGAGATGCTTGATATATTAAATTCAACGCCTAGTATTAGCGCAAGTCGTGGTTTGAACGTACCAGGCACAGAAAGCGTAGCCCCTACCGGGTTTACATACGATCCTAATCTTGGAGCTAACACGCCCGCGACAGAAATCTTGGCGCCAGCTGGATCCGTATACGATGCCAGCATTGGAGCTAACACGCCAATTACAGACAGCTTAGCCCCCACAGGTTACACATTGGATGTTAATACGGGTACAGTAGTTCCAGCTACAGACACATCAAACGTATCCCCAGCTGGTTACACATTTGATGCTGGTAGCGGTATGAACGTGCCTGAAGCTGCAGCCCCAGAAGGATACACATTTGATGCCAATACAGGGATGAACGAATACCTGGGTGGAGGCTATGGTGGTGGCGGCAAATACTATGATGATTTTAGTTCTGCTGCATACGTTAAAGGTGGTCAAATTTATCGAGGTAGACGATAATGCCAAGCACAAGCAAGAAGCAACATAATTTCATGGCCGCGATTGCAAATTCGCCATCGTTTGCTAAGAAAGCTGGGGTGCCCATGTCAGTGGGTAAGGACTTTGTAACTGCCGATAAAGGCAAGAAATTTTCTAAAGGTGGCGATATGAAAAAGATGAATATGGGCGGATATGCAGACGGCGGCATGCCAATGGTTATGAAAGATGGACAAAAGGTTCCAGCTTTTGCAGCTGACGGCAAAGGCAAAATGGCCAAGGGCGGTATGGCCCACAAAGATGTAAAGATGGATAAGAAGATGATGCAAAAGGCCGTGAACAAACACGAAGGCCGTTTGCACAAAGGTGAATCCATGACCAAGCTGGCTAAAGGTGGAGTTGCTCCATCCAAAATGGGCTCGGTTAAAACTTCTGCTAGCCGTGATGGTATTGCTACTAAAGGCAAAACCAAAGGCACAATGATTAAAATGAACATGGGCGGCAAAGCCTGCTAAGGAACTATCATGCCAATGACACCAGAAGCTGCAAAGCAATACAAACCCCGGCGTACCCCAGGATCTTTGGACGATGTAATTTATCCAGAAACCCGTGCCAAAATGGCAGATGCAAAACGCGATGTAGAAGACGAAAAAACACGCGCCAAGATTAAAGCTATGGGCTATGCTGGCGGCGGTAAAGTTGCTTCAGCTTCCAAACGTGCTGATGGTTGTGCTACCAAAGGTAAAACCAAAGGCACAATGATCACCATGTACGGCGGCGGGAAGTGCTGATATGGCCACCTCAAAAACTCCAGTAGGCGTAGTTAAGTCTTTAAAAAAAGCTGGATTTTATGAGGCGGCAAAGCCTAAACGTCTGAGCATTATTAATAAAGTTACAACCAAACCTCAACGGATCGAGATGGTTGATAAATTATTTTTAGCAAAGAAAAAAAGTAAAGGTACTACAAAATGATAGCTTGCCGCGGAATGGGCGCCATAATGCCCAGCAAAATGCCACAAGGTGAACGCAAGGCGCGTAAGGACGACACTGACTTTACGCAATATGCTGAAGGCGGCGGTGTTGGCCTATATGCCAACATTAACGCCAAGAGAAAACGTATAGCCGCCGGCTCTAAAGAAAAGATGCGTAAGCCTGGAGCTAAAGGCGCGCCTACTGCCGAGGCTTTTGTTCAATCTGCAAAGACTGCTAAAAAATGACCACTACCGGCACCACGCTCTTCAACATGGACTTCACGGAAATCGCTGAAGAGGCTTGGGAGCGCGCGGGCCGGGAGATGCGATCTGGTTATGACTTGCGTACAGCACGTAGGTCCATGAACCTGATGACCATTGAGTGGCAATCTAAAGGCATCAACATGTGGACCATGGAGCAGGGCATCATTAACCTGACGCCTGGTCTAGCTACATATGCTTTGCCTACAGATACGATTGATTTGTTAGAACATGTAATCCGCACGGGTTCAAACACTGCTTCAACCCAGGCGGATTTGACTATTACCCGTATTAGTGTTTCTACTTATGCAACAATCCCAAACAAGTTACAACAGGCGCGACCGATTCAGGTATGGATTCAGCGGTTATCTGGCGAGACAAATCCTACAAACGCTGTGCTTGATGGTGCGCTCACCTCAACGGACACAACGATCACGCTTAACACGGTGGTTGGATTAGCGGGCGCTGGATTTATTCGCCTGGGCACAGAAGACATCTACTACACCTACATATCGGGCAATACGCTGGGCGGCGTTTTCCGTGGACAGAACAATACTACAGCTGCCGCACAAGCAGATGGCACGGCGGTGTTTGTACCCCAACTTCCAGCTGTGACCGTATGGCCCACACCTGATAACAGCACTACATACCAATTCGTGTATTGGCGCCTACGCCGCGTTCAAGACGCTGGGGCTGGTGTTAGTACTGCCGACATGAATTTTCGCTTCCTGCCTTGTTTGGTGGCCGGCCTGGCATACCATATTGCAGTGAAGACGCCAGAGCTGATGCCGCGCATTGAAATGCTTAAACAGATGTATAACGAAACGTTTGATATTGCAGCTGGTGAAGATCGAGAAAAAGCTGCGGTCCGGTTTGTACCTAGACAAATGTTTATTGGAAGCGGCGGGGGTTACTGATGGGTAATCGGTTTGCCTCCGGCAAGATAGCGATTGCTGAATGCGACCGCTGCGGGCAACAGTTTAGGTTGAAGAATCTTAAAACTGAAATTATTAAGCAGCGCAAATATGAGTTGTTGGTTTGCCCTGAGTGCTGGGACCCAGACCAGCCGCAGTTAATGTTGGGTACGTTTCCTGTGGATGATCCCCAGGCACTACGCAACCCGCGTAGGGACACCACGTATGTAACGTCTGGCATTAACGCTAATGGTAATTTGTCAGGTGGTTCACGGGACATTCAATGGGGCTGGGCACCCGTGGGCGGGGCTAGTAATTTTGATGTCGCTTTGACGCCAAACTACTTGGTGGCGACGACGTTTGTTGGTACAGTATCTATATCTTGAAGGAGATTAAAATGGCATACACAAAATCAGCCGATGGCATTGTTAAAAAAGGTAAGACTGATGTTCAAGTTTTCCCGACCAGCGGCCCTTCCCAGAAAGAAATGATGGGCGGAAAAGGTAAAGGTAAAGGTAAAACCAATGCCGATATGAAAGCAATGGGTCGTAACTTGGCAAAGATTGCCAATCAGAAACGAGGTTAATCATGGCTACATTTAGCAAAAAGATGATGGGCAAAGAAGTTGGCGATGCGGCGGTTTACGCCACGCCCCATACTATGACTGGTAAAGTTGTTAAAGCTACCGACAATCCCGGTTCTGGCCCTGACCACAGTGATGCCGGCACAGTCAATATGGCCGTAGGTAACGTTTATCGTCGCGCACAACCAGCTGCTAAAACATCTGGCATCAAAATGCGCGGTGCAGGTGCCGCGACTAAAGGTGTAATGTCCAGGGGCCCAATGGCTTAAGGTTTAAATAATGGCAATGACATACGCCCAACTCGTGGCTGCGGTAACTGATTACACGCAGAACACGTTTGACACGACCACGATCAATACAATGATCAAGCAGGCGGAGCAGCGCATCTATAACACGGTGCAGATTGCCAACTTGCGTAAGAACGTGACGGGCGTATTATCAAACGGCAATAAGTACTTGGCTTGTCCAGAGGACTTCCTTTCAACATACAGCCTGGCTATCTACCCGTACAACGCCACAACGGCCACCGGAACTGCCGGTGCTAAGACGATTGTTGTGGCCAGCGCTACAGGTATTGCTGTAGGCCAGCAAGTCACAGGCACAAACATTGGTACTAATGCTATTGTTAGAACGATTAGTGGAACCACAATTACATTAACAGTAGCTAATAGCGGTACAGTCAATGGCGCGGTTGTGTTCCAGGGTGACTATCTGTATCTGCTTAACAAAGATGTTAACTTCATTCGTGAAGCGTACCCATTGAGCGCAGAGCAGTCTGAGCCAAAGCACTATGCAATCTTTGGCCCCCAGTCTGCTAACGTCAATGAGCTGTCGTTTATTCTGGGCCCTACGCCCAATGCCAATTACTACGCTGAGCTGCACTACTACTATTACCCAGAATCTATCGTTACTGCCCTGACCACATGGCTAGGTGATAACTTTGATTCTGCATTGTTGTATGGTACTTTGTCTGAGGCAGGTACATACATGAAGAGCGCACCGGAAGACGGTATGTATAAGCTGTACCAGGAGCGTTATGTTGCGGCTATTGCGCTGCTCAAGAACCTGGGGGATGGTAAGCAACGTGCTGACGCTTATCGCGATGGCCAGATCCGGATAGCAGTCCAATGAGCAACATTCTTCAGACCCAAACGACCAGCTTTAAAACAGAGCTATATACAGGCGTTCACAACTTAGCCACTAATACGCTAAAGATTGCCCTGTATACGGCCAATGCTAATTTGAACGAAGCTACCACTGTTTACACGACATCTGGTGAAGTTACCGGTGGTGGATATGTTGCAGGCGGCGTAACGCTTACGGGCGTAACCATTAGCTCATCTGGGTATACAGCTTTTGTAGATTTTTCAGATGTGGTGTTTAACGCATCTGTTACCGCTCGTTGTGCTTTGATCTACAACGTCACGCAGGGTAATAAATCTATTGCTGTGTTGGACTTTGGGTCTGACAAAACATCTACCAATTTCACCATCACAATGCCTGCTAACACAGCCACGGCAGCATTGATTCGTTCTTCTAATTAAGGAGCCTCACATGAGCTTGGACAAAATCACCGCTACCGACCAAGTAGCCGCAATTACAAAATACAACACCATGCCCTCTGATGAGATGGCTATCCACGGTACATACCATGCTGTTTGCTACAGTATTGATGGCTTTATCAAGTGGGATGAACCTATTCAAAACTTGGTAACGACTGTTGGTAAGAACTTGACCTTGGATACTATCCTTGGCAACTCAGCCGCTGGTGCAGTTGTGATGGGTCTAAAGGGTGTGGGTACTGCTAACGTTGCAGACACACAAGCTTCTCACGCAAGCTGGTTGGAAGTGGGTGGCACTAACGCTCCTGCATATTCTGGCAACCGTCCTACACCATCATTTAGCTCTGCCGCCGCTGCAAGCAAGGCTACATCTTCTGCCGTGTCATTCTCTATGACCAGCACGGGTACTGTGGCGGGTTGCTTTATTAACATTGGCGGTAGCTCTACTAAAGATTCAACCACTGGCACATTATTCTCTGCTGGTGATTTCTCTAGTTCTAAGGCTGTTGTTAATGGCGACACGATTGCGGTAACGTACACATTAACATTGACTTGATATGGCGTTAGCTTGGGGTGACGGCACATGGGGTGAGAACGCATGGGGCGGGGGAGAAACTTTCCCTGTCAGCGTTACTGAAACCGCCCTGATTGCCGACTCGCCAGCCGCTGGGTTATTGATTGATGTAAGTATTACAGAGTCGTTGACTGGTGGTACGTCTTGGGGTCAAGACGCTTGGGGTTCTGATTCGTGGGGTGGTACGGCGGGCATTCAGGATATTCAGACTGTAGTTCTGACGATGAATGTGGCGGTAGATGAATCTGCCGCTATAGCTGAAGATCAGTCTGTTGTTGCTGGGTTTGTGGCTTCTGTTGTTGAGACAATGGCTATTGCTGAAGATAACGCAGCAATAACTAGCTACAACGTCAGTGTGTCAGATAGCCAGACGATTACGGATGATGAGGCCGCGCAGACAAGTTATACAGAGAGCGTAGCGGATTCAGTTGGAATTGTGAGTGTAGAAGAGGCAGTTGCTACATTCTTGGGTGATATATCGGAGTCGATTGCAATAGCAGAAGCACAGGTGGCTGTGCTGATTATGACCATCAATGAGTCGATGGCTATTGAAGAAGGAACGACTGTAGGTACGTATTACACAGAATTTTTAACTGAGTCTGCGGCAATCACGGATATAAATGGTGGCGGTGCAAACTACCAACTGAGCCAGACGGAAACGATGGCAATAACAGAAACAAATGGTGGACGATTCTTGTGGGAAATTATTGATGACACACAAGGCGTTACATGGCAAAATATCAGCAATCCGCAAACGCCGGGCTGGGGTGCTGTTGATACAACGGAATCGCCCGGTTGGACAGTAATTTCTACTCAGTAGGAGAATTAAATGGCAAATACATCGCTAATTGGACTAACCCTCCCAGTACAAGGAACTCTGTCCGGTAGCTGGGGTAATACGGTTAACAATGCGATCTCCCAGATTGTGGACGTTGCCGTTGCTGGCACACAGACAATTACGGTTGATACAGACATTAACTTGGCGGTTACAGTAGGTAGTGATTCAAGTACAGGTCTAACAGCCAATAGCTCACAGTATGCGGTTCTCCTGTGTACAGGCGCACGTACAGCACTGCGCTTTATCAATACCCCAAAGCAGTCTAAAACCTACGTTGTCATTAACGATACAACAGGCGGCTTTGCGGTAACGGTGCGTGGTGGCCCCTCAACTCCTACGACGGGCGTAACGGTAGCGGCGGGTACACGGGCAATCATTGCTTGGAACGGCTCTGACTTTGTTAATGTAGGTGGTGGCTCTGCGGCTGGCTCAAACACGCAGGTTCAGTTCAATAGCTCTGGTTCATTTGGCGCTTCTTCTAACCTGACCTTTGACGGCACAACGCTGACAGCTAATAACTTCATTGACTCTTCACTGACAGCCAGCAAGCCTGTCTTTACAGACGCAAGCAAGAACTTGGTGTCCACCGGAACTCTTGGCGTTGATCAAGGCGGTACAGGTCTTTCCACAGCCACTGCGTACAGCGTGGTGTTCTCAGGCACTACAAGTACCGGCGCATTTCAGGCATCGGCTGGCCCCGGTACAGCCACACACGTTTTGACAAGTAATGGTGCAGGAGCGTTACCAACTTTTCAAGCACCAGCAGCTTCTGGTGTATCTCAAGCGAGAGCAACGGCTATCGCAATGGTCTTTGGCTTTTAAGGAACTATCATGGCAAATCCAAATCTTTTCGCCGCGACCACAGCGTCAGGCACAACTACATACCTCACACCCGGCGGCACAACCGCAGTGGTTTTGGTTCCTAATGCCGCATCCAGCGGTCAGGTATTTAAGATCAACCAGATTGTTGCAGCTAACGTGAACGGCTCTGCGGCTGTGGATGCTACGGTGTCTATCTACACTAACGGTGCTGTGGCTCAAGGCTCTGCTCCTTCGGGCGGTACAGCTTACCCAATCGTGTCTACAGTGTCTGTCCCTGCTGATGCTTCGTTGATTGTGACTGATAAAACCACGGCTATTTATTTGATGGAAGGCTCATCCATTGTGGTGACATCCGGTACAGCCAGCGGTATTACATACACAATCAGCTACGAAATCATCAGCTAAACGGGGAGCAGTTCATGTCCAATCGCTACAAAGGCGCGGTCATTTCCGCAACGCCGCCTACGACTACGGGTGGTGAAGAAGGCACTGCGTCTGGCGCATGGACATTAGAACAACAGATGCAGTTGCAAGCGGCTGGGTTGTGGCCTGCCCAACCGACTGGGCCTTATATTGAAGAAGTGTTCCAGACTTGGCTTTACACAGGCACTGGCGCGGCACAGACCATAACCAACGGGATCAACCTGTCTGGTAAAGGTGGTTTGATTTGGACAAAAAATAGAACTTCTGCTTATTGGCACACATTGTTTGATACTGTTCGTGGAAACACAAAAGTTCTTTACAGTAATTCAACAAGCGGACAGGACACATTAACAAACACAATCACTTCATTTAATTCTACTGGGTACACATTAGGCGTAGACAGCAATGGAGGAAATAACGCCTCTGGCGAAAATTTTGTTTCATGGACATTCAGAGAGCAACCAAAGTTCTTTGATGTTGTGACATGGACTGGGGATGGGACTAACAATCGATTGATTAACCACAGCCTTGGAAGCACGCCCGGCGCAATAATTATCAAGCGCACAAATACATCGTCTAATTGGGTTTTTTATCACCGAAGCCTTTTTGGTTACGGGTTGTTTTTAAATACAACTGCGGCAGAGGCTTCTGCCAATTCTGATAATGGCTTTGTTTCCAATACCACGGATACGCAGTTTCAGGTAACTTATGGAGCCGTAAGCGCAGATAATGTAAACGCTTCTGGCTCCACCTACGTCGCCTACCTATTCGCCCATGACGCAGGAGGCTTTGGCCTAACTGGTACAGACAATGTGATTACTTGTGGTTCTTATGATGGCAATGGCTCTACCGTTAGCGTAAATCTTGGATATGAACCACAATTTATTATTGCAAAGAAATACGGTGGAACTGGAAATTGGTTTATAGAAGACGTAATGCGTGGCAGTTCCATGACTTATGGTTCTGGAGTTGGTGGTTCGCTATTTGCAAATCTTTCTAACGCAGAAGATACAAGCACATATGGGCGTTTGTTTGAGCCAACTGCAACTGGGTTTAAAGTGGTGAATGGGGCTGTTACGGACACAATGATCTACATAGCCATTCGCAGAGGCCCGATGAGAGTGCCTACTGTAGGGACAACAGTGTTTGCGCCCGTAAATCAAGTTGGTGCTGGAACAGTTACTACAAACTTCCCTGTCGACCTAAGTATCAATACTGCAAAAAGTTTAACAATAGATAAATACGTTTTTTCTAGGTTGATTGGGTCTACAAATTATTCAACTACAAACACAACTGATGCAGAATCTACTAGTGGGTCTAATTTAATTTTGTTTGATAGACAGAATTCAATTAAAGATGATTTCTGGTCTGCCGCTAATTCAATAATTTATTGGAACTTCAGACGTGCCCCTAGCTTCTTTGATGAGGTTTGCTATACAGGAAATGGCGCAACGCAAAACGTAAGTCATAACTTGGGTGTTGCTCCTGAATTGATGATTGTAAAAAGTAGAAGTTTGTCAGGTTCGGATTGGTGGGTATATTCAGCAGCATTAACAACACCTCAAAATAAATATCTCCAATTGCAAAGCACAGGCGGAGAATCAACTGCAACAGGCTTGTGGGGAAGTTCTTTACCGACTTCAACAACTTTTGGTCTTGGCGCTTTTGCGCCCAACTCGGGTGGCGCAACATTTGTAGCCTATCTATTTGCAACTTGCCCCGGTGTTTCCAAAGTAGGCTCATACACAGGAAATGGAACAACTCAAACTATTGCTTGCGGGTTTACAGGCGGGGCAAGGTTTGTACTTATTAAACGTACTGACGGTTCTGGCAGTTGGTACGTCTATGACACCGCCCGTGGCATGACAGCCTTGACAGACCCATATTTGTTGTTAAATAGTAGTGCGGCTGAAGCTGCAACTCTTGGTTCTGTTACAACTGTTTCAACAGGTTTTGCTTTAGACGCGGCAGTTTTGGCGGCGATCAATACAAATGCCGCATCCTACATCTTCTTGGCAATCGCTTAAGGACAAAACATGAGTACAAAGTACACCGGCGGTAATTGCGTATATTCCATCACAAACAAGGTGAATGGAATGCAATACGTTGGTGTTACAGCTAACGTCAAGCAACGCTTCAAGGAGCACTGCAAAACTGCGACACGTACTAAGTCCTACATTAAAAACGCCATTCAGCATTACGGCAAAGACAATTTTACGTTTGATGTATTGGTGGTAGCTGATCGCCAGTACTGCTTGGAATTAGAAGCCAAGATAATTGATGCATACGGCACATTGACACCCAGCGGGTACAACATCTGCGGTGGTGGTGAAGGCCCGATTGCGGCGCTGTCTGGAGAAAACCATCCTTGGTTTGGCAAAAAGTTTACGCAAGAACACAAAGACAAGATCGCCGCAAAACATCGTGGACAGAAACGTTCCGAAGAATTCTGTAAAAAAATCCGTGCCATTAACACTGGCAAAACCATATCTGCGGAGCAACGGCAAAAGATAAGCAAGTCACTGACTGGTAAAAAGCTAACGCCTGAGCATTGTGAAAATATGCGGCAGTCTATGCTGGGTCGCTTTGTGAGTGACGAAACAAAACGTAAAATGAGTGAGGCGGCTAAAGCTTTGGGGCCAAAGAGCGCAGAGACACGGCTTAAAATTAGTCAGACTAAAAAAGCCCAAGCATTGGCAAAACGTAATAGCGAGAACCAATTATGAGCACGAAGTATAGTGGCGGTTTTATCACCAAAAATCCAGTAGCGCCAACATCATCGGCGGCTTCTGGTATCTGGACGCTTGACCAACAACAGCAAGCTCAGAAAGCCGGTACTTGGCCTGCCCCGCCTAACTACATTGAGGAAGTGTTTTCAACATACCTTTACACAGGAAATTCCACAAATAGGTCAATTGTTAATGACATTGATTTGTCTGGTAAAGGTGGATTGGTGTGGATTAAGGATAGAAACTTTGGTTTAAACCATACATTATTTGATACTGCTAGAGGGGCAACTAAATTCTTATCCTCAGACAATACGAATGCAGAGAGTTCAGCATCTAATACCCTAACTGCTTTTAATTCAAATGGTTTTAATCTTGGAACAAATTCAGGTTATGTAAACGGCTCTGGATATAACTACGTCTCATGGTCATTTCGCAAGCAACCAAAGTTCTTTGATGTTGTGACTTTAACTTATACATCGGGTGCGGCTGTATTTAATCACTCGCTTGGAAGCACTCCAGGTTTTGTAATTTTAAAAGTTTTTGATGGGTATGCTGATAACTGGTGGGTTTATCACAGGTCACTTGGGAATGACCAATATCTTAATTTAAATTTAACATCACAAGCACAAACATCTACTGGCATTTTTAGTGCTACAAGCACAACATTTACAGTTAAAAATGGAATTTTTGGACCATCTTCAATAATTGCTTATTTGTACGCCCATGACGCAGGAGGCTTTGGCCTAACTGGTACAGACAATGTGATTTCGTGTGGGTCTGTTACATACGACTCAACAAATGGAAACACAATTAACTTAGGTTATGAGGCGCAATTTGTTATTCTTAAAAGCGCAACCGCTGTTACTCAATGGTATATGCAAGACATCATGCGTGGTATGGCTTCAGGCCCAGATTCGGGCGCAAGGTTGTTTCCAAATTTAGCTAGTGCTGAAGATGCGGCTTTTATTGTTGGCCCAACGGCAACGGGTTTTAATATTAAACCCAGCTTCTTTTCTAACGGTAATAATGTCATCTACATAGCCATCCGCCGTGGCCCAATGAAGACACCAACTGTGGGGACGAGTGTGTTTAGTCCGAATACAACATCAGATGACGGAAATGCAATTACGACTGGGTTTCCAGTTGATATGTTTATTGAGGGGCTTCGTGCTGGAAATGCGATAAATCAAGCGCTCATGGACAGGTTACGTGGAAACGGCTCTGTTTTGACAACATCAAGCGCCGCCGCCCAAAATCCAGTTGGCGAAGGCGGTTTTGCAAGCAATACTACAATTAAGCCCGGTTTGTTTGGGGGCGGATCACCGGCAGTTGTTTGGAACTTCAGACGCGCCCCCGGTTTTTTTGATGAAGTTTGCTATACAGGGACGGGAACTCCTACAAACTTTACGCATAACTTGGGCGCAGTACCTGAGTTGATGATTGTTAAAAGACGCGACAGTACTAGCATTTGGGCTGTTTATGCCGCGCCACTAGCAACTGCGGCGACAAGTTATTTGGAATTGAGTGAGGTTAACGCAGTAGTAACAGGCAACTCAATTCTGTGGAACTCAACAGCGCCTACAAGCACTGTTTTTACTATAGGCCCATCATCAAACCTTAACACTCTTAACTCAACAAACGTTGCCTATCTATTTGCAACAGTTGCAGGTGTTTCCAAAGTGGGCTCGTACACAGGCACAGGCGCTCTTTTAACAGTCAACTGCGGGTTTACATCTGGCGCTCGGTTTGTTTTAATCAAGCGTACCGACGACACAGGTGCTTGGTTTACGTATGACTCAGCCCGCGGTATTACATCAGGCAACGATCCGTATTTGTTAATGAACAGCACTGCCGCTGAAGTGACTGGCACTAACTACGTTGACACAGACACAACCGGATTTCAAGTCACAGCCGCCGCCCCCGCAGGTTTAAACGCATCAGGCGGTAATTACATCTTTCTTGCCATCGCTTAAAAGGAGCACATCATGGAAATTCGTTTACGTTCAACAGGTGAAGTTATGTATGAGAGTGAGTTCCGTACTCGCTTCGCTCAGAACTTGCCACCCCGCCCAGTAACACAAGAGTGGCTTAACAGCTACATCAGCGACCCCGCTGGTGACATTGTGTTTGAAGGCCCACAAGCTACAGGCGGTACGGTATATCAGTACAGCCAACGCTCTGGCGTGGAGCAACTTGACGGCAAGTGGTACACAAAGTACATCCTTGGCCCAGTGTTCACAGACCGAGCCGCATCAGAAGGCCAGCCTGCCCAGACAGCCGCCGAGCAGGAAACTGCTTACAAGGCAATGAAGGACGCAGAACAAGCCGCATCCGTACGCAACCAGCGTACCCAATTGCTCAAGGACTGCGACTGGACACAGATTGCCGACAGCACTGCGGATAAAACTGCATGGGCTACATACCGCCAAGCATTGCGTGACATCACAGGTCAAGCAGGTTTCCCTTGGACAATCACTTGGCCTAAAGACCCTAACTGGGTTGAGCCTGCCTAATCATGTGGGACTGGGCTGAAGCATTCATTGCGGCGGCCTGTTTAGTGGCCTTCGTAATATTTGGCACGTACATCATTGCATGGACTTTGGTGTGATGAATGCGTTGGTTCATACTGTTACTGCTGTTGGGGCTAGTTGGAGCCGTAGCCAAGAATGGCTGCCATGTGCGCGAGTTCTGGTCAATTGCTTGGACAATCCACAACCCCTCCGAGCGCCATCAGCAGATGTCCATGTGGCTAACAAACAATGCACAGCACTGTCGATCTCAAGATTATGTGGTGATGTGGAACAACTTGTCAGAGTGGGCTGGCGCGGCGGATTCGGCAGAACTCAGAACTAAAGTCATACATGGATACAAAGATGCACTTGAGCGAGAGAAGAAATGAAGATCAGCTACGACAAGTGGTATCCCGTCGTGCAACCTACCGCGACCACGCAGACAGATGTGTTTGCCAAACGGGTGGAAAGGCTTGATGCTGAACGTGCTTTAAACACACAAATAGCGCAACAGGTAAAGAAGTTTCACCAGTACGAGTATGAGATTTATGAATACAGGATGCGACAGATCACGATAAACATTGACATCACAAACCTTAAACGCGAGATTGACAAACTTGTATGACCAGAAAGCCGATACCCAGACAGGTCAAGAAACCTCAGATAGAAACAAAGGAAAAGCTGACGCTGTGGGTCACGCTCATGGTAAGCACAACCCTATGTATCTCCGTGTTGGCAATGGTGGTCAGCTTTATGTTGGGTCTGTGGGCCAAGGAAGTGGACAACGCAGAAATTTTCAAAATGATTTCACCCGCTTTTTCTACTCTTATCGGCGGCATGATTGGGTTCCTGTCTGGTATCAAACTCATGCAAAATGACGACAAATCAAAAACTTGTAAGGACTAACGATGCTTTCACTCATATCAACCCTTGGCGGTCTGCTTATATCAGGCTTACCGAAGCTTCTAGACTTCTTTCAGAACAAAGCTGACCAAAAACATGAGTTAGCCCTTGCCCGTGTCCAGATGGAGTTACAGCTTCAGATGCTGGCTCAAGGCTATGCTGCCCAAGCCCAGATAGAAGAGATTCGCACCGACCAGATTGCTATGGAAACAGACGCGCAGATGACTGTAGCGGCCTATGACCACGACAAGAAGATAATGGAAGAAGCCAGCCGCTGGGTGGTCAACTTTGTAGGGACTGTGCGCCCGATGGTTACTTACATCTTTGTACTGGAACTCTGCGCTATTAACGCTTGGATGGCTTATTACATTTACAGCCGCCCCGCTTTGGTTACAAGCATGGATGACTTGGTTCGTTTGACTGATATTCTGTTTAGCACTGACGAGATGGCAATGCTAGGCGGCATCATTGGTTTCTGGTTTGGCTCACGTAGCTGGAGCAAGAAATGAAACTAGGCAAAGCTGGCGCTGATTTGATGCACCAGTGGGAGGGGTATCGCACTAAGCCGTACCTTTGCCCGGCCCATATCTGGACAATTGGTTATGGTCATGTGCTGTACCAAGACCAGATTAAACTACCCGTTGTGCGTGTAAACGACTACGCAGGGATGATTCGCAAAGAGATGCCACTCAAGCCGGAGGACAACCGTGTCTGGACTAAAGAAGAGATCGAGAAACTATTCACAGATGATGTCGTCCCTACTGAACGTGGTGTTCTACGACTTGCTCCCGCTTTATCTGGTCGTCAAGGCGCTTTTGACGCGTGTGTCAGCTTTGCCTTCAACGCCGGAGTGGGGGCTTTTCAGCGTTCTTCTATTCGGATGAAAATTAACCGTGGTGATTGGGAAGGCGCAGCCGATGCCCTCTTGCTGTATTGCATGGCTGGTGGCAAAATACTACTAGGGCTAAAGAAGCGCAGGGACGCTGAAAAAGCACTGTTTTTATCCTAGGAGGCTTTGCGCTTGATCCAATACGCCTTCATTGCTTCAGATTGCCGAGTACGTTGTTCTGGGCTACGTAGTGTTGCTGCGCGTTTTGCGGCTATGGTTGGGTCACTGTTAAGCACTTTGTGGTACTCACGCATAGGGTTGTTTTCATCAAGCAAGCGTTGCCGCGCAGCATCTTTAAACTGGTTTGAGTGTTTTTTAACTCCTGTTCTTTCAGCTATTCGCGCAGCGCGGTACTCAGGGTCTTGCCATTTAGCTTTAATTTTAGCGCGTACTTCAAGTTTTTTGGCTGGGTTTGCGTCACCTGTAAACAAAGCTTTTACTGCGGGGTCTTGCATTCTTTCGCGTTGTTTTGCGCGGGCTTCAGGACTCCGGGATGGGTGTTTAGGGTCAAGCATTGCTTGGCGTAGTTTTTCACGGTGCTCACTGCTGGGAGAGTGCATACCTTCTCCGCCTATGCGTAAATTAGTTAATGGCCCTGTGTTAGTTTGCAAACGTCCAAATTGTTCAATTAACTTGCGCTCAAGCTCTTGTCCCTCGATAATTGAAGCAACTGTATGAAATTCAACAATTACATTATCAATACCTATTTCAACAAGTTTTTGTTGGGTCAGCCAGTTGCGCCCGCCATTATTTTTGGGATTGGTACGACGAAATGTTTTGGTCAGCCCAACATAAATTGGAGTCCCAAGTTGATCTTTCCAAATATAAACATACATATTATTCTCCCGATTGATGGCAGGAGTATACCATGTTAAAAAAATTGGTGTTGAAGCCGGGAGTGAATCGTGAAAACACGAGGTACGCTAACGAAGGTGGATGGTATGAGTCCGACAAAGTGCGATTCCGTCAAGGTACGCCCGAGAAAATAGGCGGCTGGGCACGTATATCTACATCTGTATTCCAAGGTCTATGCCGTTCTTTATGGAACTGGATCACACTAAATAACTTAAACCTAATCGGAGTAGGCACTAACTTAAAGTTTTACCTTGAACTGGGTGGCGAGTACAACGATATTACGCCTATTCGGGCAGGAGCTATCCTAAATAACCCGTTTGCCACAACTAACCTGCTTACTTTAGTTACTGTTACAGACGCATCCCACGGTGCAATCACAGGTGATTTTGTAACGTTTAGCAACGTAGCTCCCGTAGGTGGCCTTGATTTAAACGGTGAGTATTCTATTACTTACGTTGATGCCAATACCTATACAATCGTAGCGGCTACGGCGGCTACTTCTACTGTTGCGTCTGGTGGAGGAACGACTGTTAATGCTATCTATCAAATTAATACAGGTGACGAATACGAAATCCCACTAGCCGGTTGGGGTGCTGGTACATGGGGTGCAGGAACTTGGGGCTTTGGCGGTACGTCAACCTCTGCGATTAGATTGTGGAGCCAGAACAACTTTGGTGAAGACTTAGTTTATGGCTTCCGTGGTGGCCCAATCTATTATTGGGATGCCGGTTATGGCGTAGCCCCTGCTTTAGCTACGGTCACCATAGCTTCTCCTGCGGTGGTTACTGCTGCTTATAGCTTGCCTAATGGCTCTCCAGTCATCCTCACTAACAGTGGGTATCCGTCTGCATTGCCTACGGGACTTAGCCCCGGAACCATCTATTACGTCATTAACTCTAGTGGCAATACTTTTAACTTAGCCTTAACGGTAGGCGGCGCGGCTATTACTACGACAGGAACGCAGTCTGGCGATCACTACATCATGCCTAACGGTGTAGATATCGTAAGTCTGTCGGGCGCATCAGACTGCCCAACTATCCAAAACTTTGTCTTTGTATCTGACATAAGCCGATTTGTGTTTGCATTTGGATGCGACGATATTGGCGCTGTGGGTGTACAAAACCCTATGCTGATTCGCTGGTCGGATCAGGAATCTGTGGTTAACTGGACACCCTCCGCAACCAATCAAGCTGGTAGTGTCACTTTATCGCACGGCTCTAGCATCGTAACTGCTGTTCAAACCCGTCAAGAAATTTTGGTGTGGACTGATTCTGCCATCTATTCTCTCCAATACATTGGCCCGCCAGTGGTTTGGTCTAGCCAGTTGATGGGAGATAACATCTCTATCCTTGGTCAGAACGCAGCAACTCAAGCTTCTGGCGTGGTGTAC